CGACACAAAAATATTGGTGTATACCAATGCATCATAGTAGTATCCGTATAATTATACGGCAAAATGTTAATGAAACCAGTACGATGTATGCCAGCTGTTCCAGCATGGCCTCTATACAAAGGATAGTCAGTCAAACCAACTCTTGTTCTCGTTTGTTTGTCTCCATCAATAGCATTCTGAGCAATGGGTAAATAATGTTCATAACGCTTCACTATTTGCCGTATTGAAGTTACGGGATCTCCAAAATACACCTTCTGTGCATTATCAGATACTGACAACTTAGTAGCCATTGAAGCTTCAATTTCCTGTTGTACAGGAGCACTCTCCTCTAATGTTAAATCATTATCTGCGTTATCCAAATCAGCTTGTTCAGAATACCAATATCCATCACCAAAATCAGGTTCTTCTGCTTGAGTTGATAAATATTGATAATACTTGGCAGTTTGCTCTGAAGCACTCTGCGGTTGATAAAATGTCACCCTTTGTAACATATCATCGGGATTGACAACTTCAAAGTCGTCTCCTGCTGAAACTGACACCAATACTGACACATCTGAAAGTGTAGCACTAGGTGTCGTTAAGTCATTAACTACAGAAACCATTAAGATTCCATTCGCTTCACCATGTCGTGGTGCGCCTAACGGAGTTGTACTAAATGGAACTGCAGTAAGTTCATCACGCTCAAGATATGAGAACTCCTGTCCCCAATTTACTGTAACGGTAAAATCACGTTCCTTTGCAAGATCAATGACGTGAGTATACTGAGTATTATATTCAGTTACTCCACCAGCAGCAAGGTATGGTTCATACACTACCTTAATACGTCCTTTGTGAAAAGACGATGCTACTACCTGGAACCGATAGTTAATGGAACCTCTCCAATGCTTAAAAGGCAATGATGCCCAAGCCATAGGAGTATAATGTTGTTCACTTCCAAAAGTATCATATAACTTAGGTTCAACATAACAATTCCACAACAGTGTCTCAGGCACAGCTGTTGTAGCCCATGGAAATTGAGTTAAATAACTCTCTCTCTTTGCTATACTCAGCAATGACATCTCATCACTTGGTCCTACACCGCAAGCAATAGGGTCAATAGTTAATTCTTGTTTAACATCATACGTCAATTTTGTAGATGTGTCTGAAGTATTAGTATTGGCCATATTACCAGCATAGGTAGGTTTATAAGACGATATAGGTGCTGTATCAACAGGTCGCGACATTCCAAACATTTTGGCAATGTTACCTATTGCACCAGCAGCCATTTCTGTTGCTAATGCAAATGGTCGTATCTGCGGAATAACCGCTAAAGCACCTGCTGCTCTTGCCACTACTGCTGAAGGTCCAGAAATTGGACCAGCACTAGCCTCATCATATTCACCCTGTTCATCCAACATGACTTGGGGTGATAAAGAACCAGGTTCCGCAATTGTTGGAATTGAAAGAGAAACATCCTCAGCCCACGCAAATATAGAAATGGTAACGGAATCCGAACCACCATTTGCATGTTCTAAAGTTGTAACCGATGCAATATCCAACACTCCCATATCACGCCATTCCTCCTCTACGACATTCATCGTATTCTTGTAATAGACATAAGGTAAACATAATGTTCCACCTTGTGATTTAGTGGGATCAATCCAGACATGCATACGCTGACTGGCTCCAATGGTATCCTCGTTAACCAATCCATACCTCCACGGTGTGAATTGATCTTGATTATGCAAGGGCCTATAAGAAGCCAATGCACGGCCATAATGAAAGCCGTTACCATTAATCATAATTCTAACACATAATTTAGATCGCAATAAATTATAATTTGTAATACGGTTAATAACACGCGTATTCTCAAAATACAATTGCCATGGATTAATTGTAGTGCCGAATGTCGCCCCAACAGGCCAATTTAAAGATGCTATCTTAATGGGGCGGGAGAAAAAATTCTCCAAACTAGCATCATTAGAATCTGCTGTGCTATGCACATCATCTAAAGGGTTGTCGATCGAGTATATCCATTGTTGATTCTGATCGGAAAAACCAACAATTTGTTGTTGAGTCTCATTGGACTCTTCATTTATTTTAATATTCATTCGATTTTCAGTAGTCTATTTCTTTAACCCATCATGCTTTGACTAAAGCAAGTGGGGTACGCATTTATTCATGCTGACTAAACATTCCCCTAAATAGGGGTACTCCACGAGGGGAGTGTCAATGTATGCAAAGCCTATGTTATCGTCTATAATGTGTAAAAAGACTCATACATGGTATCCATATACATACAGAACTATTTAATTTTTCGTCCATTGTTCCTACGGACGGCGGGATAATTTTATTGGCTTTCCAGGCCATAGCGGTGCTTATACATCTCGAGACATTCATCAAAATCTCGATTTAACATAGCACAGCCACCTGCAATCCCATGTTTCGCGGCTACTCTCTTCATCTGAGCACGTCGCAATTCATAATGATCACGTCCATAAGCAAACCACTCTCGCATAGCACCATCAATGTTTTGCATCGATTGTTCTAAAGGAGTAATTGCTTTGGATTTCAAAACAGATGTCAAACTTTTAAAAACCGAAGTTTCATCAAGTGCACCCATCCATTGGTCCAATTCCTCATTATACACATTTTTCCTCTTCAGAAAATCTGCGTCTTCATCCTTCATAAAAGGAATTGGTTTGGATTCTTTATCAGGCATGGTGAACACCATATCTCGCTCTTTCAAAAAATCAGCGTAAGATACATGATTATATTCATCATACCCTGGCTTAACGGAACCCTTAACGTCATCACCATATGTCATCATTGATGCTACTTCTCTATAAGGAGGAACTTTCTTTCCTTCATAAATTTTAAAGTAAGCAGTACGCAATAATAACGAATTAACTATAGAATTAATATATACAGTCAAATTTTGTCCAGAAGGGTTGGAACCAAAATGCTGTAAAAGATCACCATTATAAGCCATTACAGGATATGCTACATCAGTAGCAATACCCCGCATTATAATAACATCTTCTTCAGAATAGCCAAATTGCTGGGCAATTATGATCAATACATCAAATGCTGCCAAAATTAATTGAGCAGGCATTCGCAAATCATATTTACTATAATCACCAGCAAGTATTCTATCAGCTCCAAACTTTCTCATATGCTCCACTAGAATACTAAATTCTGGCCCCATGGTATTAATACCAACGCCACATTCAGCATCCAATGGAAAAAGAGACAAAAGACGGACAATAGGTAAGTAATATTTCCTAATCACCAACTGCAAAGCAATTGGTGAAGCTTGAAACACTCTCACCTTGTCTTTTGTTTTTCGTGTCGGCTCATCCTTCAGACAAGCCTTAAAAGGAACATGACATCGTCTCCCTTGACGATATTCATTTTCCATCCTATCTGCTTCGTTCCAAAATTGTTGATCCAATTTAGCAGGACAAGCAACACCTGGAAAATCGTCAGGATCAAGCCGTTCAATAAACCGTTCCTTGGCTCCCGACAAAGGATACCCAATAGAAGTTTGCGGATTTATCTTATCAATGAATCGCAATCCATCAATACCACAAATATTTTCCATTTGAGTTAGCGGACGAACATATTCAGCTAATTCAGGTATGCGTTTAACACATCCTATCATATGCTGAGCATAATCGTCCACTGCAGGAACAAGCAACGACGGCTCGACTCCTATAGATGGATTACATGACACTAATAATGATTTTTCCCAAGCATCACCTAAATGAAACTTGGGTCTATCAAAAAGTTTCTCGACATCACACTCTTCACAAACAGAGTCTGCTATAGGAGTTTCAATCACACTCGAATAATATGTGGCACGTCCAGCACAAGTGCCATACACATCTAAGTGTGCATTAGCAGGCAATTTATTCAAAGGACTCTTCTCATGAAGTGTCTTTGACATCAAAACTGTTTTGCCATACGTTTGCTCTTGTAATTTTCCCTGTGACGCACCAATACAAACACCCGATTGTTGTGACAACAACATTCGCGCTTGTTCATACTCGGCACGTGTAATCATATTTAATGCACCATTATGTGCACCATTAGTACCTGCAACATGAAATCCTGCAATGAGAGCTTCATGTGTGCGGGTTACTAATGTTCCCATACAAAGACCAGGACCGGTCTTAGTACCAAGTACATATTCAGCACCGAAATACTTTTTATGAACATTGGTGTGTACCATTCCAAAGGTACCTACCGTATCACTAGTCACAAGCTTAGGAATAACTTCATTCCACATATGCTTGTAAATAAACCGCAAAGGTATTTTACGATTTTCATCATAACGCACTAACGGTAAATATTCACGCAAATCAGCCCATGATCCAGCATTTGGAACATAAACCAAACTCATATCTGAATCGGCTATCGCAACAGCATGTGCAATCGAAATCATAGCATGGAATACTTGAATACGTTTAGTGCCACGAGAAATGCGAATTTCCACATCCTCGCGACCGTTCTTCCACATATGTCGAGGAACCAATGCAATATTCGATTCCAAAAACACCATGCCACAAGCAGGTTTAAATTCATCACCATCACGATACTCAAATTGTACCTGATTGGTCCATATCTTCCGACACAATTGTTCAGTAGTTGCAGTTTTGCTAACTTCGGAACACGGCGTAGGCGCAACATACGCAGAATCCCAATTTTGTTCTTCCGCAATAGTTTCGATTAACTGTGCTTCCTTGTCACGTTTTACAACTTCCTCCATTTGTGTAGGAGCTAAATTACCTTGTTCATCATACGTTGTAATATTTATATGCCGATAAATGCATGCTAAAGCATATGCTGCTCCTAACATTAAACATCCATTCGTCACATATGTTACAAACGAACCACGAACTTCCTTGAAGGTAGCACTCATGCTACCATTATCTTCTCGTATACGCGCATATAAGCGCGCTTTTTCCGTCTCAACAACTTGTGCTATCTTAAAAAGACAATACAATATCAGAAATACAGATGCATATCTATATAATCCTGACGTAAATATAAAACATGATAGTCCATAAAACAGCATACTTCCAAATAGAACATATCGCGTTCTAATGGCAGCTGCAATTTCATCACTACGAGTCCATAAAATAGCATTCATAACATCTTCATCTGTCAACCAAGAATCGGGTAACCAATTCGTCCATTGAGCATAGGGATGCATTTCTAAAAATTCTAATCTTGATTGCATTTGATTTAACAATCTAGCTTCAATTCTCTCTTCGAAACGTTCCCAAAATGTTATTGCCCTTTTCTTCCGAGCACACCAAGCATTAACAGCAAAAGTGGAAATTAAACCACTACCAAACTGTTCATCCAACGGATGCTCTTCGATACAATCACAACACATACCAGGCAATCCACAATCCTTACAAATACAGAATTTGGATGACATATTAGACTGATTAGCTACTAATAATTTCTGGTTATCAAAATATTCATGAGAAGACTCATGATTCCACTTCAAAGCAGTAAAAATGCTAACATCAATCATAGGCTTACCTCGAAATTCAATAGCTTGATAAGTTACTAAGTCAGGACGACCTGACGTAGGATTCTTAACACCTACAGCTTTTTCTAAAGTAAGATCCCACAAATCTGGAATAACAGGAATACCCAAATGGATAGTACCATCTGCACGTTCCTCAGTCCAATCACTGTAAAACTCTTTCACTTTAGAAGAATCTAACATGCCATTTGAAGCAAATTCCTTCTTGACACGCACTGTCATAATATATTGATTTCTTCTTTCAATAGACAGTGGTTCATTGGACTGTTCCACAGAACATAACCCTTTCACATTCGAAGTTGTAATAACAACTTTTGGTTCTTTGGTTACTTTGCCTTTCAATTCAGCCTCAGCCATATTACCATACGCTCTAATATTATTAATCACTTCAATTAATCGAGAACATGGAGCACCATCAACCAATTCAGTTTTAGTGTTACACATATCATCAAAAAATATACCTGTGACATAAGATTTTAGCGTAGAATCATATTTATCATACTCGTTATTAGTACAGATATACTCATCCTCTGCAGGAAAGCCATTCTGTAATAAAGAACAAACCATCATAATATTGGCAACACTCGATTTTCCAACACCAGATGCTCCGAAAATTAATCCGGACCATGGTGCAATTCTTAATCCGCCTTTAGTGCGGATACGATCGAATTCTGTCTTCTCCTTACGGAGTTTCTCCAGCTTAGCAGCTAACATCTTTTCTGCTATACCTCCTTTTTGAGATCGCTTCATCTCAGCAAGTTTCTCAATCGTTCGTTCTTGTAACTGTATAAACTCGTTATCAGTCATGCCTTCTTCGGCATCGGCTAAATTTCCAGTTTTTGCATACTGATACAATCGTTCACAACGAATAGCTTGCTGTTCCAGAGTATTCATTTCAAGATCACCATATAACATAGGTTTTATGGATCCTGTCCGAAAACACTCAATTCCTCCTTCAACAAATGATACAACAGTAGTCAAAATTGCGTCAACAAGATCTAAGGCACTTGTTTGTCTAGCCTTAGCATGTTGTGAAAACAATTTCACTCCACCAATTGAAAAATCAACTTGAGAGGAATTACACATTCCTAAACCTACTACAATAGATAATATATTTTGTAAGTTTGTAAAATGCTGGTTATCAATGACCAGCTTCCAATTCGTGCGCGCTGCGCGCAACAAATCAAGCCAGTCAACACTTTCGCCTGCTTGACAACTCCAAGAATTCTCTACCAAAATTTTCTTTACTTGTGATGCTACTGATTCATTAGTTGCAGCACGAGCGTAAGACATAATAGCACACACAGCTGATGCCACATTAGTGGCAGTCAATAAGCTAGTTGCTAAAATACATCCTCCCTCAACTTGGTAATAAAATTCCTTGGGGATAGGGATGGACTTAACTCTTTCCATCTTTTCCAACAAATCCGCTACGGATCCTGATACTTCTTTAAACACTTGCGGACTGTAATTTTTATTACCGACCTTAAGTGCTTCTTCAAATTCAATATCAAAACCTTGTTTCCAAAGTTTATAACTATTCGAATTTACATTTTCTTCTACTGATACATTAATGTTATCAATAGGTTGTTCAACGTTATCCTCTTTCGCGTGGTATGCGTTCTCTGATTCTGAATTTCCAGAGAAAGAATCTTGCATTGAGAGTGAGCTAATAGACTCACAATGTACAAGAGAAATGTCAAATGAAACGGCATTGACACCGGATTCCCTACTTTCCGCAGATTTCGGTTCACTTATGATTGGATTCATAATGTAAATAGCGTGGTTCGAAAACATTTCAAGTTCACGACTTTTCTTTGAGTACAAATTTCGAGTTTTAAAGTAAAACTCAGCGCTAATGTGTAACGCAAAAACTAGCCTTAATTAGGTATAGTTCTATCCGACTTTTAACGTGTTCGGATTGATCAGTAATGACACGGTATTGAAATATTTCTAAACACAGAAATATTGTCTTGTCCCTAGGATAAAAATCCTAGGACATGGACTCCAAAATAACTTCAACCGAACTGAAGTTACTGAAATACCATCGTTTAGGATATTTACACAATACAAATTTTTAATTTCTAAGATTATAGTCATTATAAGACTGTAAATGATTAGAGCGGATTTTTCTAATCCACAAAAACATATATACATAAAAGGGGTTCGATCAGTTAAATAAGCTAGATCGAGATCACTTATTCATTCAGGGATAAACTGTTTGATAGAAGTCATATAGAACTTACATGTAGGCCAAACGGCCTACAAGAAGTCTTCATACTTCTAAAACGCCGTTTAATTGGCG